GTATTCCAAAATTAGTCAATGCTAATTTTGCAGGAACAGCAAAATCGGAGTTGTGTACACTAATTTTATGTGAAGGAGACTCGGCAAAGGCTGGTGTCATTTCGGGATTATCAAAGGAAGACAGAAATATATTCGGGGTATACCCAATGAAAGGGAAATTATTTAATGTGCGTGGGGAGACTACAAAACGGATTTCCGAAAATAAAGAAATTACCGAGATTAAACAAATTATGGGATTAGAAACTAAAAAAGAATATAAAACGATTGAAGATGTTAAAAAAAACCTGAGGTATAATAAAATTATCTTTATGACTGATCAGGATTTGGATGGTTCACATATTAAAGGGCTTATAGTTAATATGTTTGATTCACAATGGGTCTCATTACTAAAACTCAATTTATTAGGTTTCATGAACACGCCTATCATTAAAGCTTGGAAAGGTAAACATGAAAAGTTATTCTATAATGAAGGTCAATATCAAGAGTGGAAAGAAACTGATACAAAGGGTTGGGTAATTAAATATTATAAAGGGTTAGGAACCAGCACAGGTAAAGAATTTAAAGAATACTTCAAAGATAAGAAATTTGTCATGTTTTCATACGATGAACAAGATGGAAATGCTATCGATATGGTATTTAATAAAAAACGTGTTCCTGAACGTAAACAATGGTTAATAAATTACGATCCTACAAAATGCTTGAATACAGATATACAAAATGTATCTTGTAAACAATTCCTAAATGAAGAAATGATACATTTTTCGAGATATGACTGTGCACGTTCTATTGGTAATGTAATGGATGGCTTTAAAATAAGTCAACGTAAAGTGTATTTTGGCGTATTTAAAAAGAATTTAAGTAAGGAAATTAAAGTAGCGCAATTGAGTGGCTATATTTCAGAACATACTTGTTACCACCATGGTGAAGCAAGTTTAAATGGAACAATTATAGGTATGGCGCAAGATTTTGTAGGTTCAAATAATATACCTTTACTTCTTCCAAAAGGACAATTTGGAACTAGACATCAAGGCGGTAAAGATAGTGCTAGTGAAAGATACATTTTTACACAAGAGAACCCCGTTACTAAATTAATATTTAATGAAAATGATAAAGACATTCTTACCTATTTGGAGGATGATGGAACATCAATAGAGCCAAAGTTTTATGCTCCTATTATTCCTATGATATTAGTCAATGGGTGTAGAGGTATTGGTACTGGTTTTAGTACCAATGTTATGTGTTACAATCCTCTTGACTTGATTCAATTCGTTAAATATTTATTGGTCGGGGATACATCTCCTTCTATTCCAATTAATCCATACTACAATGGGTTTATTGGAAAAATTATTAAAACAAGTCCTAATAAATATATAATCAAAGGTGTTTATACTAAAACCGATAAAAACACCATTATCGTTTCAGAATTACCTATTGGTACATGGACTACTGATTATAAAGAATATTTAGAAAAAGAGATGGATTCATCAAATAAATATATTAAAGATATTAACGATATGAGCACAGATAAAAATGTATGTTTTACAATTAAATTCAATTCTGGAATTATCGATAAATTAGAATCGGTTGTTATTGATAAAAACACAAACGGACTTGAAAAAATGTTAGGATTAACAACACCCTATTCCACATCAAATATGCACTTATATGACGCAAATGATATACTTAAAAAATATAAATCAGTTGAGGATATTATTAAAGATTATTACGCTACAAGATTAAAATTATATGGTGACAGAATTATTCATATAATGGCTATTTTAAACAGCGAATTGTTTATACTAAGCAACAAAGCACGGTATATTACCGAAAACTTAGAAGGGACTATTGACCTTAGACACAAGAAAAAACAGGAAATTACTGATATTCTTGTGTCTAAAAAATATGATATGGATAATGATGACGACTTCAAATATTTAATCAAAATGCCTATGGACAGTGTATCGGTTGAAAATGTATCCAAGATTCTTAACCAGAAAAAACTGAAAGAAATAGAATTAACAAAATATACCAATATGAAACCAGAAACATTATGGCTTGATGAACTAAATAGTCTTGAAAGTGTGCTTAAAAAAAAATAATATAGTTTAAATTGTAAAATTATAAAAATCGGATTTAACATTACGGGAAGCGTATGACAGCGCGGGGTCTTGGGGTGGTGGACGATTAATTGTCGTCGGGATATATCGTAAATTTATAGGTTTTAATGCAAAAGCTGACCCCTGTTCTGCGAAAAATGTTTCATAGAATTCCATATTTTCATCATAATTTTGATAACACATCCCTACACACTGAACACCATATTTCATATGAAGTGATGCTGGTGAGTTTGTATCATAATAACTTAGATCAGGCATACTAATAGTCATTTGTTTTTTATTATAGTTAATGAGTTCATTCATATCCGGCGTATACTTAATATCATAATTACGTGATGCTCTCATAAACATAGAGTTACTACATATATTAACATATTCATCTAATAACGTTTTTTCGAAAATATTATTACTTTTGTCAACTGAAATAATAATTTTGTTCATTAGTTGTTCCATAGGAACATTTCCTAAATTTTTACCATTGTATTCAAAACTGTAATCTTTTCCAAGCATACGATTATTAATAGTTGATAATAAAATGGTGGAAATTTTAGTAATTGTTGTAGCATGAACTGTTTTAATACGGAAATGAATAATAAGTGGATCGCTTGGGTTAGGACAAGTTCCTCCCGAAAAGGCATACATCGCAATTATTTTCATAGCTTCTATTAAAGGTATTGAATTAAACGATTGTTTATAATTATATTCTGTTAGTGATGATACAGCTATAACAGGTTCATTATTTACAGAATATATTTCGAAATCTAAACATCTTGCTCCTTGTCTAATAACTTGTTTTAAAGCACATGTACTAACATATGTATTTTTAAAATTTCCTATCGCACAACAATTATATGCCGTTTTTATATAAAAGTCCCTCAATACAAAATCTTTATTTTCGGGTGCAGAAACATTAAAATTTGATACTTTTCCTATATCACTATAAATATAATCTAGATTTTCACACTTTTTATAAACATATTTTGAATTATGATATATATATATAACTAACCCAATAACATTTATCAATACAATTGAACCCATAATGATCGTCATATATTTTTCATTAAAATCACTCATAATTTATTAGATACTTATACTATATAAATATAAATATATAGTATAAGTATTCCAAATAATGGCCGGAGGTTTATTAAATTTAATTTCTGTTGGAAACCAAAATGTTTTTTTAACAGGAAATCCTAAGAAAACCTTTTTTAAATGTGTATATGCTAAATATACAAATTTTGGTCTTCAACGATTCCGTATAGATTATGAAGGTTCAAAAAGTTTTAACTTAAATGAAAAAAGTCATTATTCATTTAAAATTAAACGTCATGCTGATTTACTAATAGATACATATTTGGTAGTGACGTTGCCTCATATATGGAGTCCATTATTTTACAACAAAGGTTTAAATTATATACCATACGAATTTAAATGGATTTGTGATTTAGGAACACAAATGATCGATGAAGTAGTAATTATGTGTGGTGGTGCTATTTTACAAAAACTTACCGGACAGTATCTTACTTCATTAGCACAACGCGACTTTAATAATACTAAAAAGGATTTGCATGATAAAATGACAGGAAATATACCACGTTTTAATAATCCTGCTGAATATGGAAATAATAACGGTCTGTATCCAAATGCAGTATATAGTTCTACACCTGGTGGTTCAGAGCCCTCAATACGGGGAGAAAAACTATATATTCCTATCAATTTTTGGTATACATTATCGAGTAAAATGGCGTTTCCATTAATTGCAATGCAATATAACGAAATTGAAATTAAAATTACATTGCGTCCTATTAAAGAATTATTTACAATTAGAGATGTTGCTGAAACAGGAATTAATGCATCTCATGCACATAAACAGCCTAATTTTAACCAAAAAGAACAGCAATTCTACACCTTTATTCAAACACCGCCTGATAATATTATTACCGTAGATAATAAAAATACAGAGCTAGAATACACTGATAAACGAACGGAATGGAATGCTGATATCCATTTAATATGTACATATGGATTTTTAGGCAAAGAAGAGAGAGTTAGTTTTGCTACAAAATCACATTCCTATTTAATTAAAGAAATATATGAATATAAACATTTTAATATTTCACAAGCAAGTAAAGTCAGTATAGATTCGTTAGGTATGGTTGCTACATGGATGTTTTTTTTTCGTAGAAATGATGCACATTTAAGAAATGAATGGAGTAATTATACAAATTGGCCTTATAAAAAACCACCAATGAATCTGGCTCGTCGTACAATTTATGACATGGAGGAGACAGATTGTTTTAGTTCAGAACCACGCAAACGTATATATTTTGAAGGGTTTGATACAGGACAATACGAATCGTATTATCATAAAAATATTATGAATAATATGGCCATTTTATTAGATGGTAAATATCGCGAAAATGTGTTGGAAAGCGGTGTATACAATAATATAGAAAAATATATTAGAACAAGTGGTAATGCTCCCGATGGACTATATGTATATAATTTTTGTCTACAAACCGATTGTTTCCAATTGCAACCCAGTGGCGCAATAAATCTAAGCAAATTTCGTAATATAGAGTTTGAGTTTACGACGTGGACTCCTGAAAAAGCCGAAGATATTCAATATAATGTAATATGTCATCCTGAAACACAATTACCAGTAGGTATCATAAAACCCATTTGGACTCTGTTCGATTATACATATGATTTATACATATACGAAGAGCGTTATAATATGTTAAACATTGAAAGTGGTAATTGTGGGCTTATGTATGCTCGATAACACCATCATATATTACATGCTTGAACCTTGAAACATTTAAATCGCCGACTTTCTAATATTTAGGGAGCAAGATAAAGTCGCGAACAATGCAGAAAAATTTACACCTTTTAAGATTTCAACCACCGTTTATTCGTCTAATAACATTAACGCCATTGCGGAATAGTTGTGTAAATCTATAAGCGTATCCCTAATCCCCTCATCATTTATTAAATTTACTCCATTTTTTGTTATAGACATAGATCGTTGTAATTTATCTTCTATTCTCATTAAAACACCGATAACTCCATATTTGGCAAAGGCATCGCCGTAATCAATATTTTTTTTGGTAAATAATTCTAATGCATCGTTTTGAATTATTTTCATTTGTTCTACTCTATTCATTCTATAACAAATATTATAAAATATATTTATATTATTTTACAATATTTAATAGGTTTTTTAAATGTTCAAAGGTGTAAAAGAAATAAAAAAATTAAATAATAAAAGAATTAAATAATAAAAAATTGATTGTTTATAATAAAGTTGTAAATGTTAATACAGAAGTTATGCAAACAACCGGATTAAAAAGAAAAACTATTGATAAATTTTATACATCTACGATTATAGTAACCCACTGTATACAGACGATAAAACAAAATATCAATATCCAAGAAAATGATTTATGTATTGAACCAAGTGCCGGTAATGGAGCGTTTATTGATGGCATAAAATCGTTATTTAATCATTATAATTTTTATGATTTAGAACCAGAAAATAACCAAGTAATAAAGCAAGATTATTTAAAATATGATTATAACACAATAATTAAAAAACTAAACAGTAAGGTTCATGTTATAGGTAATCCGCCTTTTGGTCGTCAATCTTCTCTTGCTATTAAATTTATAAAAAAATCGTGTGAATATTGTGATAGTGTTTCATTTATATTGCCTAAAAGTTTTAAAAAAGATAGTTTAAAAAAACATTATCCGCCAAATTTTCATCTTATATACGAATATGATTTACCTAAAAATTCATTTATAGTTGATAAAAAAGAATATGATGTTCCATGTGTATTTCAAATATGGATTAAAAAAGATGTTGACCGAATACTCCCTAAAAAACTTATACCTAAAAATTATACATTTGTAAAAAAAACTGATAATCACGATATATCATTTAGACGCGTAGGTGTGAACGCAGGAGATATTGATACAGAAACTGAAAAAAAATCTATTCAATCACACTACTTTATTAAATTTGATATAGAATTAACTGATATATTATTTAACATATTAACAAAAATTAATTATAATTGTAAAAATTATACTTGTGGTCCAAAATCTATATCTAAACAAGAATTAATCAAAGAATTCAACACGTTTCTTATTTGAGTTTCTTATTTCTTCGTCTTTTACAGCTTTCAATTTTAGCAACAACCTCTTTTCCTCTTAGAATATTTGGTGCATCGGAACAAGATTTATATTTAATAAAATCTTTAAGAGTTACATCAAAATTAAGGATAGAACACTGAACCCTACTCTGACTACCATCAACTTTTGGATTTATTTGAATAACATGCGGATAATCCTTTTTAAGTTTTTTTTTTTCAACCAGATAATTAAATATCTTTTTTGCTTCTTTACCTTTGGTTTTTGTTGGAATAGATTTAACATTTCTTACATAGTCTTCTATTGCCTCTTTTGATAAATCACCAAATAAAAGTTTATGACATTCTTCATTATAATCAATTTCATATATATGTTTTATAACCTTTTCTGTATCAGTTTGTTCGTAATTTATAACAATCATTGTATTTTTTTCTGAAAAATCATACATATAAAATCTTAATATATCAGCACAATATAGTGTGAATGAACCAGTTGTTTTTATAGAACAATTTTCATTTTTATCATACTTGTTTTTATCTTTGGGAATATCATGGATCATTGTATTATTTTTTTCTCCTGGTAAATCAAACACCTTTTCTCTAATACTATTTCCAATTACAAAT